TATTCGACGTCGAAACCGATCCGATTACACAGATAGAAAACGCTATTCGTTTGCTTGAATTGCGTGAACGTCGGATGCTTCAATTACGAGCGAAAATTATCAGTGGTTGGGATGATACTGACGTTGTGAGTACAAGTCAGTTGGTTGAAGAAGACGAAGCAGAGTTTAACATTATCGATCACGAGGGTAATGTTTCAACCATGTCTGTTAAGCAACCGAGATTCAAAGAAGTCCATAAGGTTGTTAAGTCATCTAACCAGTTGGATAAAGTTCTTGCTATTGAAGAAGCGTTGACTCGTATTCAAGACAAAAAAGGGAAATTTATCGACCTCCTCAATAAGATTGAGATGAGAGCATTGTCCGATGAAGAGCAGAAGGTGCGTATTCTCAAGCTTAAAGAAGAATTAAAAGTAATAAGTGCAAAGGCGTGGTGATATGGCGAAGTTTGCCGTGCTTCAAAATTTCTATTCAAATGAATTGTGGCGTACCTTCCGTATGAATCTCATTCTTGAACGGGGAAGTCGTTGCGAGCATTGCGGCGAAGACATCATCCGACCGATTGACATCATAGGTCATCATAAGATCGAGCTAACGCCTGAGAATGTTCACGACCACATGATTAGTCTGAACCCTGATATGGTCGAGTTGGTTTGTTATGACTGCCACAACAAAGAACATGGGCGCTTTGGGTATAAGGTGACCAAATCTGTGTACATCGTGTATGGCGCTCCATTGTCAGGCAAGAAGACACACGTTCGGCAGCAGATGAGGCGAGGGGATCTTATCATCGATATGGATAGTCTGTATGAAGCTCTCTCAGGGCTACCGTATTATGACAAGCCTGATAGCTTATTCAATAACGTGATCAGTGTTCGAAACCTCTTAATCGATAACGTAAAGACTAGACTAGGCAAGTGGAATAATGCATGGATCATCGGCGGCTATCCTGATAGATACAAGCGCGAGCGTCTAGCGGAAGACTTGGGAGCCGAGTTGATATTCTGTGACACTAGCCGCGAAGAGTGCTTGAGCAGATTGGAAGAGGACAAGGAAAGACAATATCGTAAAGCAGAATGGAGGGGCTATATTGGGAAATGGTTTGAAAGCTATCAAGAGTGAGATGGCTATAGTAACGGAAGGAGGAAGGCTGTGCAAGGTATTGCAAGATGTTTTAGACACGGAACTGATTCCAGAGAAAACGGAATGCAATAAAAATATTTCCAAGTTGGAGTACATTCTTGCGTTGGCAAAGCTTCAAGAGTCTAGCTCGCCTATTGGTAGAAGCAGCATTCAGAATAGAATTGATTATGTATGCGATAGTATCGAGTGTGATCTTGGATTAGGTGAGGATAATGATTATTTTTTCGGCATCGATCTAGCCCCCCCATCAACAGTAAATTGAAGAAATGTTGATAACCGTATAGGGGACACAATTTTCACACACGGCTAAAATTTTGAAAATCGTCGGGAGGGAATGAACTTTGGAAAAAAGCGAAGTTTATGCTCTTGAATTGGCGAAGTTACAAGAGATATTCCGAGATATAGAACCATCGAAAGCAAAGCTTTGCGAAGGTCTCGTCGAAGAGGCTGCTTTTTTGAAGGCTGAAAATTACGTGTTAAAGAAAGTGCTTGCCGTAACAGGTATGGTGAAGATTCATCCCAACAATCCTGAGTTGCAGAAACCAACAGAGGCCGCAAAGCAGTATTTAAAGAATCTCAATTTATACGCTGTTGTTATCAAAACGCTGAACGGCGTACTAAACAAAACAATAACGGATGATGAGGACGAATTGGGTGATTTTGAATAATGCATAATGCGACGACTCATTCGTTTTTATTGGAATATATAAACGAGTGTAAAGCGGGAAGAATCATCATTGGAAATGAACTAATGATGATGTTGGACAAGCTGCTATCTCATTATAACGATCCCGAAATTAAGGTAGACTACGCCGAAGCTCATAAAAGGATCAAGTTCATCGAAACACAATGTAGACATTTCGAGGCTCCTTTTGCGGGTAAGCCCTTCAAACTCATGTTGTTTCAAAAGGCGCTTATTGAAGCGATTTATAGCTTCCTTGTCTATGATGAGGAGGTCGGGAGGAATGTTCGACTTTATCAAGAAGTATTATTTGTTGTAGGTCGTAAAAACGGAAAAACACCTCTTATCTCTGCTATTAATTTGGCAGAGTTTTTTTGTGGAGAAGCGGGTACAAAAATCTTATGCGCTAGTAATGACTATGAACAAGCAGACTTGATGTTTCAAGCCATTGATGCGATGCGAGAAGAAAGTCCGAGCCTTTCGAAAGTCACTCGAAAAAACATCAAAGGCATATTCTTTGGCAATCCGAAGAAACCGAAGAAAAAGGGTAAATTCAGTTACGCCAACAAGGGGAGTATACGGAAGATATCCGCAAAAACGGGGGCGAAGGAAGGTCGGAATATCAAGGTTGGAGCGGTGGATGAAGTTCATGAATTGAAGGATAATACTTCGACCATGCCAATCAGACAGGCGCTATCAACGCAAGATGAACCGTTATATTACGAACTGACAACAGAGGGCGTCGTTAACGATGGGTATTTGGATGAGCGAATGAAAGAAGCACGCCAAGTCCTGCATGATGAACTGGATCGGCCTCGATGGTTGATTTGGTTATATACTCAAGACAGCGAGCAAGAGATATGGCAGGATGAAAAGTCTTGGGATAAATCAAACCCGGGAGCGGGCGTCATTAAGAAGCGAAGATTTTTGCGGCAGATGATCGAAGAGGCGAGGGTTAGTAAATCCAAGCGTGTATTTGTGTTGTCCAAGGATTTCAACATCAAACAGAACAATGCCACGGCATGGCTTACAACTGAGGATATCAAAAATGAAGAAATATTTGATATCGAAGAGTTTAGGAACTGCTTCGCCATTGGGGCCGTTGATTTATCGAAATCGGGTGACCTTGCAAGTGCTAGAATCCTTCTTATGAAACCCGGAAGCCAAAAGAAATACATGTACCAACAATATTTTATCCCTGCATCGAAGTTGGAGACATTATCAAAAGAAGACAAAGAGAAGTTTACCAATTGGATCAGAGATAGATTGATTACAGTGTCCCCGGGAAACGAGAATGATTTTAGCTTAGTTACTGCGTGGTTTATGAAATTGTACAAGGATTATGGGATACGGGTTTATAAAACGGGTTACGATAGATGGTCTGCTGTCTATTGGGCAAAAGAAATGGAAGACTACGGTTTCGATTGTGTTAGAGTCCCCCAGGAATTCGGTGCGATGTCAGAACCCATGAAGCTTGTTGAAGCCGATTTAAGAAGTGACCTTATTGTGTACAACGATCACCCAATTGATAAATGGTGTTTGGAAAACACAGCGCTTAGTGTGAATTCTAAGATGGAGATCATGCCTGTGAAGGTGCAGGGGAAAGACGAGAAAAAGATTGATGGCGCGGTAACAAAGATTATTGCATATAAAATCTATATCGATAATCGGACTGAATTTTTAGCAATGGTGGGGAGGTGAGAAATTGGGACTCATATCAAGTCTGAAAAATTTGGCTAGCAAGGGTAAAGAGTTTGTTCGTACAAAAATGATGAATGGATACTCCCCCGTTTTTAGTCAATTCGGCGATAATATCTATGCTTCCGATAGCGTTCAGAATTGCATTGATATTATTGCGTCAGATATCAGCAAATTGCAGCCCCGACACATACGTACGGATAGTGACGGGATGAAAAGAATTCCGAAGAGCAGTCTAAACCGACTTTTCAAATTCGCGCCGAATCCACTTATGACAACGCGCGATTTTCTTGAAAAAACGGTGTGGCTGCTCTTCTTAAATTACAACGTATTTATCTATCCAACCTATGAGTATAGGCAAGACGCTAAAGGACTGTACCGCTATTATACAGGCTTTTATCCTTTGAATCCTTATCAAGTGGAATTCATCGAAGACGGGGCGGGGACGCTGTATGTGAAAATGTATTTCCAAGCGGGTGAGAGCTTCACAATTCCATACGCTGAATTGATTCACATTCGCAAGAAATTTTCGGTAAATGAGATCATGGGCGGCGGTCTGAATGGACAGCCGGATAACGCCGCTTTACTTAAGGTTTTGCAAATTAATGATGTTGTTTTGCAAGGGCTTGAGAAAGGCATTAAAACGAGCATGTCGGTTCGTGGGATTATTAAAATCGCAACCATGATGGATGACGCTTCACAGAAGAAAGAGAGAGAGCGCTTCGAAAAGCTTTTATCTTCTGGCGATTCAGCGTTATTGCCCTTGGATTTGAAGGGCGATTTCATTCCCGTCAACATCGATCCTAAATTCGTGGATAAAGATGTGATGGAGTTTTTGAAGAGCAGCATTCAAGAGTGGTACGGCATATCAAAGGCGATTCTATCCCGTGATTATAGCGACGAACAATATCAAGCCTATTACGAAAGCATTCTAGAGCCGATTGTTATCGGTTTAGGCCAAGCCTTTTCCAAAACACTCTTCACAGACCGCGAGTTAGACGTTGGGAATGAGATTGTTTTTTATCACAAAGATGTGATGTATCTCAGCACAAACGCAAAATTGAATTTGTTGAAGACGGCAGGGGAACAAGGTTTGCTCACAGATAATCAAAAGTTGGCCATCCTCGGATACCCACCAATTGAGGACGGGGAGCGAAGGACTGTCTCACTCAATTACATTGATGTCAATTTGGCGAACGCATATCAAATGGGGAAGAAGGGAGAGAAGTTGAATGAGTAAATTTCAATTGCCTGATAAAACCGATCCAGTTAAGCGCGGCTTTGGTTTAGTTGATATTCGGGCTGTGGATGAAGGGTCTTACATCGAAGGTCATCCGGCTGTATATGATCAGAAAACGAATATCGGCAATTGGTTCTATGAGGTTATCGAGCGTGGCGCGTTTGATAGTTGTAACTTTGATGATGTGCTGTTTTGCATCAATCATGATCTGAAAAAAATTCCCTTGGCGCGTAGCCGACGAAATAACGGGAACTCTACAATGCTGCTTCGAACGGATGAGGTCGGCTTATATGTGAAAGCTGATTTGGACGTTGAAAATAATATGGAAGCTAGAGCCTTTTACGGCTCGGTGAAGCGGGGAGACATCGACGGGATGTCTTTTATTTTTTATGTGGGTGCTGAGAAGTGGGAAGACCTCAACACAGACATGCCGACTCGCCGCATTCAGAAGATTGACAAAGTGATTGAAGTTGGTGGCGTCAATTTCCCTGCATATCAGGGAACTGACATAAATGCTCGTGACAAGTTTGCGTTGGATAACGCAAGGAAGGCATTGGAGAATGCCCGGTCTCAGTTGGATAACTCGAAAGACGAGCTTGAATTTCTGAAATTAAAAAATCAAATTTTGATGAAGGGTTAAGGTGAGGTTCGATGAAAAAGCAGTTAAAAGCAATGTTGGAGAAAAAGGAAGCTAGAAAAGCGGAGTTAGGCAACAAGTCGAATGCAGCAACGACGTTGGAGGAGCTGCGGAGCATTAACACGGAATTGGAATCATTGAATTCGGAAATCGCGGAAATGCGTGGCTTGCTCGATTCCATGCCGGAAGAGAATGACAACGAGGAAATGCGTGATCAATTCCCGAATGATCAACCTAACCAACGTGGCGGGTCAATGTTGAACGGATCGAAAATCCTCGGTTCCTATGCCTTCGATGGTGCAGCGGCGGCGAATGAAGAACGAGCGAAAGATTTGAAAACAAAATACGAAAAGCGAGGGGCAGATTTAAAGAACAAAAAGGCTGTTGAGTTCTCGATTGACGAGTTGCCAGAACTACGGGCTGTGTCCATTGGCGGCGGCTCAATCGTCACTCCCAAACATACAAGTAACACACTGAACGAAGGATTCAACCAAGTTTCTAGCTTGATTGATACTGTTAATGCAGTCCCACTACCGGGAGGAGAAAGTTACGAGAAAGGATTTGAAATCAGTGTCGGTGAAGGGGATTATACGGGCGAAGAAGAAGGCGCCAAAGACGCTGAACCTGATTATGGGTATGTGAACATCAACAAAGCTAAAATTACAGCATACGCAGAGATTACGGATGAATCCGCGAAACTACCAAATATCAATTATCAAGCTGCTGTGAAAAACAGTATCAGCAAAGCCATTCGTAAGAAGATATCGAAACAAATCATTGCCGGGGCCGGAGGTGCAAATGCAGTACAAGGTATTTTCAAGGCTCCTGCCGAGGTCATTCCTGTAAATTCAGATATCGCACTCGTTACAATCGATGAAACGACGCTAGATAAAATCGTTTTTGGTTATGGCGGTGACGAGGATGTAGAAGGTGGAGCGTATTTGATTCTGAGTAAGCTCGACCTAGCAGCATTCGCAGCGCTTCGCAGCAAAGACGGCAAGAAGGTCTATAACATCAAACTGGATGGTAACAAAGGAACAATTTCTTCGGATTCCAGTTATTCCGTCAACTTCATCATTAACAGTGCTTGTCCTTCGTTGTCGGCGGAAGCTACTGCAAAGGATACGTATTGCATGGCCTACGGCATGCCAATGAATTATGAATTACCTATTTTCTCAGCTCTGACGGTTGAAGAAAGCCGTGATTATAAATTCAAATCAGGTCAGATTGCTTATCGTGGATCTATTTTTGTCGGCGGCAGCGTGGCGGCCTATAAAGGTTTTGTCCGCATTAAGAAAACGGTAGCACCTTAATAATAACGAGCTAAGAGGGGGATTTCCCCCTCTTTATGATTTGAATGGAGCGGGTCGAGATGGAGCTTCAAACGGTGAAGGATTATCTGAGGATTGATTATGATGACGATGACATTCTTATTGATGGCATGAAGCTTGCGGCGAAGCAGTATTTGACGAACGCAGGGGTCCCCGAGCAATCAGATAATAAATTGTACAACGTTGTACTCATCATGTTAATTTCATTTTTCTATGATAACCGATCTATTGATTCAAAGAGCGCAGCAATACCAGGGACAATAAACAATTTGATAACGCAGCTTAGTTGCAGCGTGTGAGGGGGTAAGTATGGATGTAAGCAAGTCCAAGCGGCTTGAACTGTGGCGTAATCAGATGGCGCAAAACGAACTTCTTGAAGACGGTATAACGCCGACGAAGATTCGTCATGTTTGGTGTGAGGTGATCCCCCAAACGGGTCAGATGCAGCGAGCGCAAGCGGACACAATTCTTTCGAACTGTACCCACAAACTAAAGCTGCGCTATTTGTCCGGGAAAGACATCACTTCGGATATGTGGCTCATGTTCCGAGGGAGACGTTTCGATATCAAATACATTCTAAATCCTCGGTTAGCTAACGAAGATTTAGAAATATTTGTACAGGAAGTGATTACGTGAAAGACGGAATAGATTTCAGTCAATTAGACGGATTTTCGAAGCGTTTAATGGCCCTAGCGGAAAGGGAAATGCCGCAAGAGACGAATAAATTCATGAGGCAAGAAGGAAACAAGTTAAGACGCATTACCAGTAAGGTAGCGAAACAAAAGGTAAAGAGCAGGACAAAGAATTACATCAAGGGAATCAAGCGCGGGAAGGTCTACAAGTTTAAAGGCGATGAGACGAGTATCCGGGTTTATAACGGTGCACCTCATGCCCATTTGATTGAACATGGTCACCGCATTGTTGGTCGTGATGGAACAGAACATGGTTTTGCGAAAGGACAGCGCGTATATGAGGAAGCGGGAAGGCAATTCGAAAAAGAATTCATCGAAGATTGCGAGCGATTCATTGATGACCTTTTGGAAAATGGATTGAGGTGAAAGGTTTGAAATTGAAAGACATTGCAATTGCAATTAACAAGCAGCTCAAAAGTGAGTTCCCGAGCATCCCGATTCATAGTAAAGACATTAGCGAAGGTTTCCCGAGACCTTCGTTTTTTGTTGATTTCGAAACATCAACTAGAGAACAGTTATCTTCAAGACGCATTGAACGAACGCTACCCGTCGTAATCTACTATTTTCCGACTGACAGGTATCAAAACAAGATCGAACTTTTAGACGTTCAAGAAGGGCTAGAGGAAGTTTTTAAAGATGAATTGGTCATCGTTGACACGGATCGTTTATATATGGGGAAATCGACAAGCGTCAAGGTCGATGGCGTATTACAGCTATCCTTTGACATCCACTATGTGGAGATAAGCGGTGATGGTGACAATGACAGCAACGAATATATGAACACGTTGATTATGAAAGGGTGATATGCATGGGAATTGGTTTGCCGAGAATTGAAATCAATTTTAAGCAACTCGCCGCGAGCATTGTTTCGCGGTCAGCGCGGGGGATTGTGGCTTTAATCGTCAAGGATGACACGAAGAAGGATATTACCATCAAGGAGTATCGGTCATCACTAGATATTGAGTCCGCAGACTTCACCCCAAAAAATATCAAATATATTAAAGATGTCTTTTTAGGTGTTCCGAGTAAAGTATTCGTCATTCGAGTGGATACAACAAGTACGGATGTTGTTAAGGATGCAATACAGGCGATAGGTAGCAGAAAATACAACTGGATTGGTTTAGCGGAGGGAACAAAGACCGAGCATCAAGCATTAACGACATATATCAAAGAGCAAGAGGCGAAGAAAA